TGGGTGTTGTCTGAATACACGCCGTCGCCAGATCACTGTCATCAGCATAATCTGGGATACCTTCACTGGCCGTGATAAGGCCGGTGTATTGGTTAATTGTCCGATAGTTTGAGTTTAACAGATCAATCGTACCAGCTGGCAGCTCAATGTAACCATTGCCCAAATAGAAGGGCATGATGATTTTTTCAACTGTCCAAAGCTGAAGCCCTTGGTTACACAAGGCCGAGATCAGCAGATACAGGCTATCAAGCGCAGTCTGCTGCATCTCGGATGTCACGATCTCAGGCGCAATTTTGCAACGCCTAAACGCCATATCTATGATGTTGTTGGTGTTGAATACTGTTGCTGAGATCGTGCCGCTGGTGGTCATTTTTTGCCTTTATTGGCTTCTGAAAGGGCAATAGCAATAGCTTGCTTACGGCTTTTTACCACTGGCCCCTTTTTGCTGCCAGAGTGAAGCTTGCCGGTCTTAAATTCGTGCATGACCTTTTCAACTTTGCCGCCACTCTTAAATTGAGTGGCTGGCTTGGATTTGGCAAACTTTGAAATGGCTTTTGACTTGGACATCTGGATGTCAGCAACAGCTTGATCCTGAGCACCACGGGTATTTCTACCGGCCATTTTGGTAGTTTTCATTACTTCATACCTTTTAGGGTTTGAGCAAAACGTGCTCGTTGACCCAATTTTCCGGGAGCATTAGCAGCCTTTTCAAGCTTGGCGGCGGGAATTTTCTTACCCATTGGAACGCCTAAAGACTTATGCAAAGCACCCGGTTTCTTGATGGCATTTTGAATGAAATTTGTAGAACCGCCTCTTGACCGTTCCATAGACTCATTATCACCAGATTTTTCCATCCGTTCATTGTCATTTTTCATAACCCTACCGCCCTTGCGATAGGCTTGCATACCCAATTTTTGAGGTATCATATTGGCAAAATTGCTTAAAGCTGGGCCAGCTTGTTGAATACCACCACGCATCGGAACGCCCGGCATTGGCATATTATTGCGTTGGCTCATTGCTTGAGAGTCAAGAATTTTTGCCATTCTTTCCATGTCTGCTTGATCAGCCATTTGTTGATTATATTGCTGGTTTGCAAGTTGCATCGAAGCTGGCGGGTTGGGCATTGGCATATTATTTGAATGTGCCATTGCTTCATTTCTTGCTGCATTATAAGTGCGTAACATATCAGGGTTTGGCTGGCCGGGCATTGGCATATTATTTGGACGGCCCATGCCACGCATCGGAACACCCGGCATTGGCATATTATTGCGGCTTGGCATCTGGGGACCACCCATCTGTGGGCCACCCATTTGAGGACCACGCGCCATCTGCTGACCACGCATCTGCATTTGAGCTTGCTGTGGACGTTGCATCATCTGCTGTGGCGACTGCTGAGGCATCTGTGGTGCACGTTGCATTGTTGATTGATTAGCTGCTGCCATCTGGGCTTGGCTTTGAGTGGTTGGTCCACCTTCAGCTTTTTTCATAATCTTGCCGCCCTTGGCCTTCTTCATAACTTTGCCACCGCGCTTTAATGGCGGCTGGGCAAAGCGATTAGCGCTTGAAGCTGCTGGCATAGCCGTTTGTGGGCCAGATGATGGTTTTTGTTGGCTAGGAGCCACACTAGCTTCTCTGAATGCATTATATGCATTTTGAGCATTGGAAGCTGATGCTGGGCTTGGCGAAACTTTTGGGGTGGTTGTACCCACAGCTGGCTTAGGAGCTACAGGCTTTGGTGCAGGAGGCTTAGGAGCCATTGCTACAGGCTTTGGAGCCATTGGTTTAGGAGCCATAGGCTTTGGGGCAGCAACTGCCTTTGGCGGGACTTTCATTGGCATCATCATCGGCTTGGAAGCAACTGCTGGTTTATTTGCCATCATCATTGGCTTAGGTGCAGCTGCTGTAACAGATCCACCACTGGCCTTCTTCATGACGTTGCCGCCATACGAATAATGACAAGTGCTACCCATTTTGGTATTTGGCTTGAAGTCTTTCATTTCTTTTTCCTCGCAACAGCAGCGTTGTCAACTAGGTTGGGGTATGGACGGCCAGCTTTTGCAGCCCGTGTTTTGGCAGAAAATTTTTGGGAAGAAGTAAGCTTTTTGCTTTCCTTCTTTGGGTTCTTGGTTTCCCAGAATGCCTTTGCCATGTTAGCAGCTCCATGCCCTGAGAGACTTATTGATACGGCTGTTTGGATCGTTAGCCGTCTTTGATGATGTAAGTTTCTTCTTCATGCCGGTCATTCTGGCACAAAAAGAAGCCTTCCGGCCTTCATCCTTTTTGGTCTTAGGATTTGGGGCCGGAGGCTTTAAGTTCATTCCTTGAGCCTTGGCAGATGCACGGCCTTTGGCATTCAATCCGCCTTTGGGATTTTTGCCTTCAGCGCGTTGCCATGCAGGAGACTTTGCCATAGCTCACCTCAAACAGCAGCTGGAATCGGGTTTGCGTAGGTTTTGATGCATTCAAGAACAATTGAATACATATCACCAGCGCTGGCGTCTGCTGTAGTGAATGCGATGTTCCCAGTTACAGTGGCAGCGGCGTTGTTGCTGAGGCCACCAAAACTTGAAAAATCCATAAGGTAATTGGTATTTTGAGGAACCAACCAAGTAAAAAGATCCGTCGTAGCATCCCATAGGATACGGACTTCCATACCATGTGTTGTTGCCCAGATCTTATTGATGATTACGCCTGTGCAAGCCTGACCAAATTGGTTTTTGGCAAGATTGGCTACGATCACTTTGTTGACAGCAGTTTCGCCAGTTCCATCAGAAATATTGGTAAATTTCTGAATAACCAGACGATCACCATCAAGGAGCGTTTGTGTTCCGACTAAATCGACCATTGGTGTTCTCCATGTAAAAGAAGGGGGAGGCTATGCTCCCCCAGCTTAATTAAGCAGGAACAACACCGATTGCGCCAATCTGAGTTGCCGTCGGGCCAGACTGGATTGCAGTCATGATCATGCCGACTACAAGGCGACGGGAGCCGTTTGCAGCTGTAGTTGGTGCAAATGTACCACGGACATCGCCAGTCGTTGCCGTTGCTGGGCTGGTTGTATCAGCCGCAGTAAACGTACCGGCATTGTCAGCAACAGCACCGGCCCAGCCTGTGCGGAAGAGATAGCCGCCATCCGTAACACGGTAAGGCAAGCCAAAAATGTCTGTGCTGCCAACCGAAAGGTTTCCGGTGATAGCCGCAGAGACAGCAACTTGAGAAATGAGTTCAAATGCTTTTTTGCCACTAACCGTTGTGGTGCCGTTGCAGGTCAGCGTTTCCGTCTGAGCTTGACCATAATAGTCAATACCCGTCACCGTAACCGTCTGAGTCGTGTTGCCAGCGTTTGATGTTACAATTGAAACACCACGGGCAACGTCCAAATTTGCCACGCCACCAGAGGCAATAGTTCCATTGATTGTCGCATTACCAGCAGCAGCAACAGCCTGAGCCGCGCAAATCGCAGTCGCAGAAAGGGCTACTGGTACAATATCAAGATAGGCTGTACGACCCATCGGGCCTACACCTTGTCCAATTACACCCGGATTGCCGCCATTGGCCCATCCAGCAGTCTGGGGGCCGGTTGCCGTACCCATCCAGAGATCATCACTTTGCTGTCCCATTGGTCTTCTCCTTGAAAAGCTTGACCGTTTCAGATGATTTATAATGCAGTAAAATTGCACAATAGTCAAAGAAACTGGGGCCAGTCTTTCGACCAGCCCCAGAATTTATTACAGACCGGGTGTGCCAAACACGCCGCGTGGATCGGTCCATCCGAAGATGTAACGCTCCGTGGCCTTGTAGCGCATCGAGTCAGTCTCAAAATCGCCTTCCATGCTCTTTTCAAGAGGACGGCGCATGAGAAGCTTCAGACCTTCTGGCGCATCAGTCTCAACCCACCATGCGGTGTTTGAAGTAAGACGCGAAAGGTTTGCCTGACCACCACCTAACACTCCCGTTGTTACCAATGGGTTGATGTCATTATTATTGGTGCCGGTACGAAGGGCAGACTTCAGAAGGACTTCTGCTTGGAAGAAGTTGGATGGCGAAACCACCAGCTTCTTTGGCTCAAGACGGATCTTCTTGCCGTTGTTGTCAACAGCCTGACGGATCTGAATGAGGATCTGCTCCAACGATGTTTGCGAAAGAGCAGCTGCCGTTGAAAGCTGATTCGAGAAGGTCTGCCCGTTTGCGATTGGGTGAGCCGTGTTAACGAGCGTCACGCCGTCGCCGCCAACATAACCAGCCGTAAATGCACGGTTGAGGATGTTGGCACCAAGGGTTTCCTTGGTTTCAATGAGAGACCGTGCAAGATGCTCGGCATAGGTACGGCCAATCGAGATATGATCACCGTCCTCGACAAGAACCTTGGTAAGCGCGAAGGCCAAGCCGTACACCCGGTAGGTGTATCGGGCGAGGAACAACACGCCACCGCTCTGGTAGGTTACAGCGGTGCCGTCCGGAAGTTCCGGTGCAGCGCCAAAGCCAAACAGAACAGGCTCTTCATGGTAGTTGCGGGGAATGCCACGCTGCTCTTTGAACACTTGGGCATATTCGTCCTTACGAACGCTATAGATGCCGTCAAATGTTTCATTGAGGATTGGCTCGACTACTGACCGAAAGTCAGTACTGCGCATTGGTAATGCCATAGTTCAAGCCCTCCTTAGTAGGCAGCAATGGTTGCGACGTTCTGGTGCTTGGCGATTTGTACCTGCACAATCGTGTAGGAATCACCCCAAGCAT